GGAACTACTTCCTTTGGCCTGTCAGCATGGCGGGAGGGGGTCAAGCCGTCCAACAGGGTCGCCGTCTTTAAGTAGGCCCTTGCCTCAATTGCGGTGACAATGATGAGCGTCGCGACCACTTGAGCTACGAGTTCTGCCGCGTCCACGGTCATGTGCTACCCCTTGTTGGCTTGGCCTGCATTGCGCCCCCGAAATTGTAGTAGCCGTTTCTATTGAGTTTCGTTCCTTGTTGATTGAATTTGGAGAGCAACGCTCATGGTGCATCAGGTAGTCAAGCCGGAGAAGATCGCCGCAACCGCGGCAGTTCTCCTAGAGGAACAGCTCGTCGTGCCAGCCGTGTTCCGGCGCGAGGGCATTGATCAGTACAAGGGCGCCGAGGACGACACGATCAACGTCGTCGTTGAGGGCGTCCTGCCCTACCGCACGTACGGGTGGCGCAACGACCGCTCGACGGAGATCGTGTTTGACGAGTACAAGGAACGCAAGGTCGCCGTAAAGTTCGGCGGCGACATCTACAACGGCGTCAAGCTCACCGACGAGCAGAACGAGTTTGACCTGCCCGGCTGGGCAAAGCTGGCCCGCAAGCAGACCGAGGCCATCGGCACCGGCCTGGAGTACCAGGCCACCGAGTACGTGATGAAGGCGCCGTACGCCGTCACGCTTGGTGTGGCCGCGACAGAACTGCGCAAGGGCTTGATCCGCGCCCGCGCCACCATGAACCGTCTGCGGGTACCCAAGGGTCCACGCACGATGCTGGTCGGCACTGACTGGGAAGCCGCTCTGCTGGACGATGACAAGCTCAGCCTGGCGCAGAACGTCGGCGAGGGCGAGGCCGTATCCGCTCTGCGCGAAGCGACACTCGGTCGCCGCTACGGGTTCAGCTTCGTGGTCGCGCAGGAGCTGCCGCCCACGATGGCCGTGGCGATGGTCGACAGCGCGTTCATCTTCGCCACCGGGGCGCCGTCCGTGCCGCAGTCGGTACCGTTCGGCGCGACCGCGTCGTACAACGGTGTGGCGCTGCGGTGGATTCGTGATTACGACTCCACCCGGTTCCAGGACCGTTCTATCTTCAACACCTACAAGGGTTTCCGCCACGTCACCGACATCCTCGTCGGCCGCGACGAGAACACCCGGCAGGGCTACGTGGGCGAGTCCGAGCACCTCGTGAGGGCGATCAAACTAACCCTCGGCGGCCCCGATTCGCTGCCCAACGGCAAGACCGGCCGCACGGGCGAGGGGTTCAGCAAGGCACAGGACGCGGAGCTGGCCGCCATTACCGGTCTGGGCACGAAGGCTGCTGCGGGTTCCTGAGCCGGACTCCGCTGTGGCGCAAACCAGACTTGGCTTCTGAATCAAGGACGCCTCTTTTGCTTAGGTGGCGGCACTCTTGCGGCTTTAACAGGTCGCGATTCGTGTGCTGCGGCCTTCTCCCGTTCGGCACTCACGCGCAACGAAGCGCCCCAGGCGTCAGTCTGCTTATACACGTGGTCCGGAGAAGGGCTCGCGGGCCATGCTTGGATCAGGTATTCCTCAACAGGCTCAAAGGCCACTACGTCTGGATGCAAGTCCCGCCCACGGGCGTGGATGCGAAGCCTGTACGTTCCGGGGCCAGAAGTAGTCAATATCGGCAGCGATGGCGCTGCATCCATCAGGGCCTGAACAGTAACCCGGCCGGTCGTCGCTTCAATGTCGGTCTCAACAACCTCATCCCAGCTAGCCGTATCGACATCCTGGGGTCCTGCCGTTCGCGCGTCTACAGTGACGTGTACCCAACCACTACTTGCGCTAGTGAAGATAACGGCGGTGCCTGGCTGAGTCGCTACGAGGCCGTTGGCCGGCATGGAAGATGGTTCGGGAAGCGTGGACCCGTCGACAATATGGAACTGACTGTAGTCGATTCGCGTTGCGGCGCTTGCTTCCACGTTCACCCTCCATGCCGGCCCAGTCCCTCAAGGGATCACCGTACTCAGACCCAAGTATAGAACCTGTCACCTTCTATTACGCGGTTCCTGACGTAAAAGCCCTGCAAGAAGCCGCCCGCGCTGGAGTTCTCTCCTCTGAGAATCATGCAAGCGCTCCAACCATTCAACCCCGATACCCCTTGCGGGAGGACGGCGATCTGGCAGAAGCTAAATGTTCGCCCGGTCCCCCCGCCCGTGAATGCACCTTGGTGAGTGGAGCGAAAAGGGTACTCGTCGCATGAGTGGGTAGAAGGGCGTGGGTAGCTTTCGGGGCAGGCAGTATCGCCATTCCTGTCTTTCAGAGCTTCGTTGGTCAGGCGGGTGAGGGGCGGCCTATCTGGGTAGAATCCACGCATGCCGGCCGCATAAGCCCACTGCATGTGGTTGATGAATGTGGACCTTCCGGTTGACGCCACGTCCCAAGCAGGTTCGTAATCGGCGAAGACGCAACCGGCACTTCGTGCTCCCGGCGTGGCGTTATCGCAACGAACTGGCACCGCTGGCTCGACGACGGCCACGTTGGACGGGCCATCCCAGCTGGGGTTGGTGAAGAAATACTGAACCTCCATCGCGGAAGTGACGAAAGCGCCAGCGCCAACAGTCGACTGGTACACAACCTCAGCTTCTGCGCTGTTCGAGTTCGTGAGGAGCTTCGGGGGAAACTTGAACACCTGGGTATTGCACAGATTAGTGCATGTCGCCCCACCCAAAATCGTGCTGCCGTGAGCGAAACCTTGAGTGTAGAGAGGCTTGAACTCGACGAGCTGGGCGAATGAGGGGCTATCTGCGTGTGCGATCACATGATGCCTGACGAAGAATTCCATTGTCCCGACTGGGGCGCCCGTGTCTGTGTCATGGACGGTCAGTGTCCGTAGTTCGATCCCACATTGCTCCGTTCTTAAATAGTAGTACGTATCGATTTCCCCGCTTTCGCACCAATCAGGAAGATCGATCTGGGCGGACTGCTGCCATTCGCGTAGTGCTTGCTTGGCTCGTTTGGTGGCCACGGTCGTTCGTTCTACGCAGGCAGCATACTTTTGGCCGGCCCGAGCCCGCTCCCTGAGGTTCTTTCGGAGTGCCTCACAGTTGGCGGCCTTCTCTCTGGAAGCGCCGATGGTTCTTGGTGGTTGCTGGCGTTCCTGCGCTCCTGCGGCTTGAGTAGGCTTGATTGGACTGGGCGTCGCATTGTCCGCATACGCGGGCGACGCTAGGAATGGAACTAGGATCAATGCAGCTGCTGCAAGTCTTGCGATGGCCCCGTGCACAATGGCTCCCGTCGCTCCTGGATAGACAGTTGCGGGTCCAGGTTGGACGTGGGGCTGGTCGTGCGTCAAGAGTCAGGACGTGTTCGAAACCTGCCTTCCGGTTTGTGCTGAGATCATCTAGGCATCAAGCATTTGGTCGTTCTGTCAACCTGACCTGCGGAAAGGCCTTCCTAGTCGAGCTTGCGGGGGACCAGGCGCGGGGGGTGTAAAAATCTTGACTGATTCTTGGTCAGGGGTAACTCACGAAGGACTCTCCGCGCTGGCGGACGTCCAAGTCGCCGACCACCGTAGCGCCGCCTTGAGGCTTCAGGTTCGAGCCACGACCGTAACGGGGCGCGGAAAGCGTCGACAGCAAACTCAGTAAAGAGGGGTGGAGTTGGAGCCGCTCGCAACCATCGTAGAATTGGTCGAACGCCTGGACTGGAGCCTGGATGCGGACGAGCTGCGCATCGCGGCCGGCGCTCTGGAGGACGCCTCCGACTTGGCGCGCGGATACGGCCGTGATTGGGAGGCACCATCGGCGCCTCGGCTGGTCCGCACGCTGGTTCTCAAGGCGGCAACGCGGTACATGCGCAACCCGGGCGGCTACACCCAGTCCCGCGCGGGCGACGAAACCCTGACGTGGAACGACGCCGCCGGCTCGGATGCCGGGACGGTCTATTTCACCGCTGACGAGCAGAAGCTACTCAAGGGCCTCGCCGGTACGGCCCCCGCTTTGGTGTCGGTGCCGATGACCGCGTGGGGTCCGCAACGAAAGGCCCCGGTCGGGCTTGTCCCGGTCGAGGGCGGCGGTAAGCCGTTCCCGCTGTACGCCAGCCAGGACGACCCCTGGTGAGCGTGCAGCGCAGACGAGGCCAACCGGCCCGCATCTGGAAAGCCACGACGGTGACCGACAACCGCGGCAACACGGTCGTGGTTGGGGACGGCGACGGCCCGCACGAGGTGACCGCCGCGTTCATTCCGCAGCGCTCGGCCCGTGCGGAGGTGCCGGGTCAGCAGCAGATCAACGTCACACGGATGATCGTCGCCGCTGACCTGCCGGATGTGAATCTGTGGTCGCGGGTCGAGTGGCGCGGTCGGCTGTGGGACATCGTGACCCCGCCGGGCTACCACCATGGGACACGGCGCACCCGGCATTGGTCCATTGACATTCGGGAGCGCCCCTGATGGCACAGGTCTACAAGAGCGTCGGCGGACGCAAGACCTCGAAGGTCATCGCCACCAACGAAGGTGTGCAAGACGCCCTGGAACGCGTCACGTTCGAGATGGCCCTGCGCGCGGAGGTCGAGCTGCTGGAGCACCGCGCCGAGGGCCACGCCCAGATCGAGGTGGATCACGGCGACGTCGACTGGTACGTGGTGCTGTCCGACGAACGCGGCCAACAAGCCGCCCTGGCCATCGAGTATGGCCGGGCGGCCGGTGAACGCACGTACCGCGACCCGAAGACCGGCGAGGAGAAGACCCGCGAGTTCGGCGCGATGGAGGGCCTGTTCATCCTGCACAAGGCCACCAACCTGCCGCGCAAGCGGCGCGGGCCGGTGAAGTGATGGCCGGGCTGCCCCCGGCGATCCGGGCCCTCGCGGAGCTGAGCCCCGTTGAAGACCTCCTCCTGGCCATCCTGCGGCGCGGGCTGCCCGGCGTCCGGGCGAACAGCCTCATCGCAAACGACCAGCAGTTCCCGCTCGTGCTGGTGCGCCGGGCCCCGCACCTGGGGCAGTGGGAGGGCGATACCCGGTTCCTCGACCAAGCAGACGTCGTCGTGCACACGTTCTGCGCCGACCCCAACGGCGACGAAGACGCGGCGATCCTCGCGGAGGCGGTGCGGGTGGTCCTGCGCGACGCGTGGCTGTCGAACACCTCCGTACCCGGGCGCGGGCACATCGGCCGCGTCGAGATGACGTCAGCGCCGCGCCGCGCCACCGACTGGGCCACCGCTACCGGTCCGGTGCAGTACGCCGACCTACCCACCGGTGTGTGGCGCTACGAGAGCACGTACCGCATCGCCATCCGCAAACCCCGCATCCGCCCGTACCCGTTGCCCTGAACCGAGGAGGAGCCCTTACGTGGCACTCAACGACAACGCGACCCTGGTCATCGGTAGTGGAAACTACTTGACCGCTCCGACCGGCACCGCGCTCCCGCCGGACCTGCTGGCGCCCGCGTCTCCGTGGGACAACGTCGGCCACACGAGCTTGGAGGACATTTTCAGCGTCGCCTCCGAGGGCGGCGAGGCCACCGTCATCGGCACCTTGCAGAACAAGAGCTTGCGCACCAAGTACAGCGCCCGCACCGAAACCCTCGCCCTCACGCTCCAGCAGTTCGACGCCCGGGGCCTCAAGCTCTACTACGGCGCGAACGCCCCGACGCTGCCCAACGGAATGATCGGCGTACCAGCCGACCCGCAGCCCACCGTCTGCGCCTTCCTCGCGGTCTTCGTGGACGCCGATAACATTTTCGCGTTCTACGCGCCCAAGGCCGAGGTTTACCGGGCCGACGATCTGAGCCTGGACGACACCGAATCCCTCGCCGGCCTGCCGCTGGGCGTCAAGCCGATGATCCTCGGCGCGAACGACTGGACGTACGCCGTCACCCCGTTGGGCGTCGTCACGCCCGAGCCGGCAGAACCGGCCGAGGCAGGCTTTCGCAGCGACGACACCAACGCCATCGAGGCGTGACGCAGCGCGCCCGCCTGCACCTGACCCGCCACCCTTACGGAGGTTGCTGACCCCGTGCCCGCGTTCACCCTTGATGACATCCGTGCTGCGGCTGAGGCCAAGTACGGCAGCACCGATATCGAGGTCGGCGGTAGGACCGTCCGGCTGCTCAACCCGTTGCGGCTCAAGAAGAAAAACCGTGACGCCCTGATGGCCGTGCAGAAGCGCCTCGACGCTGAGGACACCGACGCGGCCGAGCTGGACCAGGAGAAGTTGCTGTCCGACGCGATCGGCCTGGTCGCCGAAACCCCGGCCCAGGCCAAGGCACTGCTGGACGCTGTGGACGGGGACCTGGCCGTGCTCGCGGAGATTTTCGAGACCTACGGCAAGGGCACCCAGGCGGGGGAAGCCTCGGCCTCGCGCGACTGATCGATGACTACGGCGAGGGCCTGTACCCCGACCTGCTCATGTACTACGGCGTCGACCTTGCCGACGTCATCGCAGGTACGGGTCCGGCCCCGTCGTTGGTCGTCGCGCTCGCGCAGAGGCTTCCCGACACGTCCCTGACCGTCGCTCTCGCGTCCGGCGGCAGGGACCACTTCGGCTGGGGCGTCGACCGCCACCTGACCGCCGATCTGTTCGACGCGTTGAACGCCAACACGAGGGCCACCGGCAACTGGGCCAAGGGCAAGGCCCCGACATTCCCGCAGTGGCCGCGACCGGACGTCAAGCCGCGCACGCCTGCCCAGAAGCG